CTGCTGCTGCTCGGAGGCGGGCTTGACGTCCCCATAGACCTCGTACTCGTCCTCGCCCTGATCGTAGCGGACGCCGAAGCCCATCGTGACCATCACCTGGGCCCACTGCGCCTTGGTCGTCCTGACCTGCAGCTCGGCGAGCTCGGACACCTCCTCGGGCTGCTGCAGCCGCAGCCGCCAGTCGGTGATGCCGAACGACGCGAGCAGCGGCGGGAACACGGTCTCGTGGTAGATGCGCTGCTTGCCCTCGACCACCCTGCTCATGACGACCAGCTGCTGGCTCTCGTTGTTGAGCCCTCCGGCCGCGGTGCTGTCCGACATCCAGATGGCGGATACGCCGAACAGGCCGGCGATGCGCTCCCGGATCTCGTCCCTCACCGGCAGGTAGTTCAGCTCGTCGAGGCTGTAGGCGAACCTGACGAACTCCGTCTTGCCCTGGCCGGTCTTGCTCGACACGGCGATCCAGGGGATGTAGTGCGGGTCCTGCCGCATGCGCGCCTCGATGGCCGCCTTGCGCTGCTCCATGCCCTGCGTGTCGTCGGTCGTCGTCGCGATGATGCCCTGCGGGACCTTGCGCTCGTAGAAGTAGTCGTAGACGTACCGGTCCATGCCGATGAGCGTCAGCGCCTTCTCGTAGATGCTCAGGATGGGCGGGTAGCCGTAGAGCTCGGTCGGCGTGTAGTAGCTCCAGTGCACGACCTCGTCGCGCAGGAGGTACATGACCTTCGTCTGGGCCGAGCCGTAGCCCCCCTGCAGGTACTGCTCGTTGTACTTGTAGTAGACCGGGTACGTCTGGAGGTTGCAGGTTGGGCACCTGCCCTTCCAGTCCTCGTCCCATCCCTCCTCGGGCGGGACCTCCATGATGTTATCCCGGTGGAAGACGCACAGGTGGTGGCGCATGCCGGGGATGCCGCGGTAGTCGAGGTCGTACTCCAGCAGCACGGGATCGAGCCTGAGAATGTGCTTCACGATCTTCCGCGGGTGGGCGTCCCTCTTGCCCATCTCGTCCTCGGACATGATGTACTCGGGGCGGAGGTAGAGGAACGCGTCGTCGACGGTGTTAACGTCGTCCTCGCACTCGCGCAGGACGGTCTCGAGCGACTGGCCGAAGTAGTTGGCCTCGGTCAGGAACCCCTCGAACCTGTCCTTCTGCTTCTCGTCCGGCTCGTGCAGCGGCGGCCTGACCGGGCGCGGCGGGATGAACCGGCCATCGGTCGTCACCTTCGGCTCGGTCGGCTGGCCGTCGGCGCCGAGCGGGATGTCATTGCCGTCGACCTTCTTGACCCAGACCTTGCACGCCCTGCACCGCGGGACCTTGTCCCGGCCCCTGCCCACGGACTTGCGCGCCTCGGCCGACGTGTACTCCTTGCCGCACTGGCCGCACTTCCACTCGAACGTGGCCTCCCACTCGATGCCGCGCCTGAAGATCTCGTTGCGCAGGTGGGTGGTCACCGTCCTGATGTCGGCGTTATTGTAGTGGATGACGTAGAGGTCGAGCAGGTAGCGCCGGTCGGCTATGTACTGGCGCTTCCCCTTGAACCCGTAGTCGTTGATGCCTATGAGGCCCCCGGACGCCTGCGCGGCCGACTTCAGCATGACGTCACGCGCGAACTCCGCGGTCGACAATCCGCCCCCGCCATCCCGGATGCGGGACTCGAGGAACGAGAAGAAGTCGGGCCCGTTGGGGCCGCCGAACTTGGGTGGCGGCTGCGTGGCCGGGGCCTGCGCCCGCAAGAACCCGCGGAAGACGTCCAGAACTCCCATCCTAGCTCTCCTCGACGCGCGCCAAGATCGCGTCGGCACTCATTATGAGGACGTGCAGGTCCATGCCCGCGTCGTCATTCAGCGCCCAGCGCCCGCCCGCCCAACTCTCGAACAGGACCCTCGCCCCCTCGATGACGCCATCCAGCGCGCACTCCGGACCAGCCCTCAAGACCGTCCCGATCGTCGTCGTCGGCGTACCGGGCCTCACAATCACGAGTCCGGACGGCCGCGCCGGATCCTCGAAGTCCTCCTTGACCACGACCCACTGGCCCACCATCTCGAGCCTGCCCACGACCACCGGCTGCCGCACGTAACCGACGCCGATGACCCTGTTAGTCTTCCTCCTCGCCATCTGGCTCCTCCTTCTGCTCCCGCCTGCGCCGCCTAGCCTTTACCCAGGAATCGAACAGCCGCCCCTTCGTCGGACCGTCCTTGACATCGGGGACCTGGTCCTTCGGGCGCAGCTTCTCGACGTACTCCCGCCAGTTCTCCAGCTCGTGCTGGACGGCGTGCTCGCTGTAGCCCCACTCCCTCAGCATGGACGCGTACTCGTCCTCGGTCAGGTCGAGCAACTCGGCCGGGAGCTGGGGATGCTGCAGATTGCGCGCCAGCGGGCTCTGAGTTTGGAACCCGAAGCTGCTGGTCATTCCAGTCCGTCCACCGCCTCGTACTCCGCCTGGTCCTCCATCGTCTCTATCATCTCGTCGTACTTGCGGAGCTCCACCTCACGCATCTCGCGAGACATGCCGTTCTTCTCCATGAACTCGGCGAATTGGCCGCGGTGGTCAGATAGGCGCCCCGCGTGCTCCCGCAGCGCCCGGCGGCGTACCGATTCCTCCATGCTGCGCCTTCGCGTGTTGATGTTCGGCATACTCAGATTGTACTCCTTTACCGTCCGCCTTCGAAGCCCCGTGGACGGTTGCCGGACGGCTGCCCGGGCATCGGCCCGCGCCGGCCTCCGAATATCTCGTTGGCGTCCCCGAGGACCGTCATCGCCGGCCCGTCCTCGCACGCCTGCACCATAAGCGCGATAGACCAGAAGCTGTCCCCGTGCCCCTCGGACGTCTCCAGCGACTTCAGCTGCGGGTTGACCGCGCAGATCTGGTTCACCTGGCGGTTGTCCGGCAGCAGCACGATGCCCGGCTCCTCGGGCCCGGCGAAGATCCTCCGCTCGAACAGCAGGGCCAGCTGCGGCTTGCGCTGCTTCGTGAACTTCCGGCCGTACGCGCGCCTGCTGAGCCCGCGCTCGTCCAGCTCGGCCCTGGTCGCGTCGTAGTAGAACCGCGACACGTTGAAGTGCTCCATCAGCTGGTTCACGAGCTTCGCCTGCTGGCCGTACTTCATGTGGTCGATGAACCGCTGGTAGACCTGCACGAGCGTCCCATCCGGCGCCTGGACCGCGATGGATATGTGCGTCGGGTGGACCTCCTTGCCGATGTCCATCCCGCCGTAGACCGGCCAGCCGTCAGGATTCTCGAATGGCTCGTCGAGCGAAAACGCCTGCAGCCCCGCCTCGACGCAGAGCTCCACCGCCTCCCGCGGCAGCAGGCTGTTGACGGCCATGAGGGGCACCAGCAGGTACTCGACCTGGTACGCCGTCCTCCCGACCCTGCGCCTGATCTGCCTCAGCACGCGCCTGTCGAATCGCTCGGGCCACGCGACCCTGTCAATAGTCACCTGGTCTATCTCGGCCGGGCAGCGTATCCAGAAGAACTCGTCGTTCGCGCGCAACCTGTAGAGCGTGTCGTCGTACGACTGCGGCGTCCCGACCACGATCAGCGGATCGTCGGGTCCCGGGAGCGACTGTATGACGTTGTTGAAGACGGAGTCGATCTTCGCGATCGCGGCCGGCTCGAGCGGGTTCGTGTAGTCGCTCAGGATGTCGTCGCAGATGACGAACTTGGGGTGGAGGCCTCGCTTGGCCCCCATGACGCCTATCCCGGCGACGTCCGCGCGCCAAGTCTCGCCGGTGCCGAACCCGCACACGAAGCTGATGACGTGCTCCGAGCGCGGCTTGAGGTCCTGGAAGAATCGGAAGTAGCGGTTAGACTTGGCCAGCCGCTTGGCGATCTTGACGTGCTCGCGCGCCAGGTCCTCCTTGTACGACACGATGATCCCGTCCACGAACGCCCATGACTTGAACATCTGCCAGAGCGTGAACGCGTGGTTCAGGATGGTGCTCTTGAGGTGCAGCCTAGGGGCCATGATGCAGAGCCGCGGGTACTTCTGCGCGAGGCCGGCCCACATGTAA